AGGAGGGATGAACCCCAGAAGATGGGATATCGATTATCCCGCTATTAGGGTCGTTGGGGTTAGGGCTGCCACCCGCCGCGTTGGTAGGGTCATTTGGCATTGTCAAGTTTCCTTGCAAAAAAACTAAGCCTTAAAACTGGGGAACCTGGGCTCCGGGTTGCTGACCGCCAGCCGCCTGTTGTTCCAGGGCCGCCACATCTTCCGGGGGAGGAAGTCCTTCGGGGAACTTCTGCCCGGCCAAAATCTCCAAGTCGGTCTTCCAATCCTCGAACGCCTTCCGAACCTCAGGAGACGCCAAGGAAAACTCGATCTTGTTCATGAACTCTTGCAACTTTATCAGCTGAATGTCCGGGTTCTGGGTATGGTCTCCCGTATCGATGTTCCCCGGCGTTTTCCCGTCTCGAAACAATTGAATAATTTGCCAGGTAGCCTTCCTCCACGTTTCCCATATCTCCCGGGGCGTTCCCGGCATCCCCAAGTTTTCCTCCATCACAGTGACCCAAAATCGAATAGGGTCAACAAGTTGCATTCCGAACAACTCCTTGAGTTCCCCCTTCCGAACCTCCCGGTCCATCGGTTGTCGATCCTTGACATCCACTGTGATTTCCCATGGGTTCGGAATGGGGTTATCCGCCAGACTCATTTGGCCCGTCGTCGGGTCCAAAATGACCCCCGCGATCGCGTCATCGATGGTGGCCAATTGCACGGTCTGCCCCGGCAACAACCGTTCCTTGGCCACCTGTAGCATCCTGGCATATACGCCCGCGAAGGCATCGGCCATCCCGTGAGACGGCAGTCCCAAACTCACGTTCCCCGTATTGTGGAGGAAGCCAAGCCCAGCCGCAGAATCTATCCTACCGGATGTCTGGCCCTGGAACGCGGGCCCCTGGCCGGACAATTTAGCGAGGATGCCACTAGCAACATTGGCAATGTCCCCCGGCAACTTCCCGCTGTTGGCCGGTTGCAATGTGAAGGGCTGAAGGCCGGGATTCAGGGGATCGGGCTCGAACTTCTCTACCTTGGGCCTCGGACCCGTCCTCCATTTCTTGATGTCGATCCCCGATCCACCCGGCACAAACAGGGTGCCGAACATGTCCAATTCCTGCACATTCTTGAACAGGGACCGTAACATCTTTTCGACTTGATCGTTGATGGGCATCAAGGGGGCAATAAATCCCCTTGCGAACATCTTCCCGATGTCGGTATGGCGAGCCACGTGAAGGGGGCACAGCACCCTTACTTTTTGATCCTCAAAGTTCTCATCAACGAGAATCTTGTTTCCCGCCTTAATGATAAACCTTGACGTAAACTGTTGCGTATCGTCATAGATGTAGATTTCTTCCACCGCCACATACAGCCTACCGTCCTTGCGGGGCTCCGTGGAACTCCGATACTGCCCCCTTCCCCGCGAAATGTTCACCCCCATCTGATCGTCATTCGGGCCCCGCTGAAGAAGTACGCCCGATCCCGTCGAACCTCCCGAAGTACCCTCCAAGTCCTCGTCGGGAGCGGTTCCCCCCCACGGTACCGGCTGGGCCATCATTTCGTTCTCGGCATTCTTAAAGTCGATCTTCTTGTCGAACACCGACTTCATCCGGTTCCGCAACCAGCCCACTGGAACCCACCGCTTCCGGGCAATCCCCATCAAGTTACCGACACCATCAACCCAAGACGGAATACCCCTGAGTTGCCGGGCAGGAACAATCTCAACCATGTCGGGAATGTCGGACATCCCCGTCTCTACGTGGTTTAGACCAACTGTCCCATGCTTCAAGAAGGGGATTAGAGCTTGCCTCTTTATTTGGGACAAGGGCAACGAACTAGACAGAGCCCCCAGGGTGGCCGACCCGATCGCGGCCTTTCGCAAGGCGTCCAGGGACTCCCCCTTCTTGGCGGCAGTCGGGGTAATGTCCATCTTCATATACCGCCCCATCTCGGTTAGGTATATGTGAACAATTTCTTCGTACCGCATATTGAGTTCCCCCCGGGAATTCTCAAATGCAGCCTCCATGTTCCCCGACCATCGATCGATCACCCTGAACTTACGAACCCCGGCCATGTACGCATCGATAATCTTGTGGGTGGTGACGTGGACGTTGGCCTCGGTCTCGGATGGGACGAGTTCCGCATCCAGGGCGTCAACCAAATCAAGTTCTTTTTTGGGTAGGTCTAGTCGTGCCATGACGATTTCGGTAAATTTGTGACATGCCTTTACGATGAAGTTGTGTAGGAATGAGTCCTTCCGAAATTGGCCACCCAAGAATTACGGGATGGACAACGTATCACATCCGGGAGGGGGCCATTCGTCTTCCGGGTCGGTCCAGAGGTCGCCGTCCTTCGATTCGGGTGAGTCTTCGGCCCCGATAGCCCTCCGGTAGATCGCGGCGTCCTGCTCCGATCCTCGTGTTACCATCGACATAGCGATAACCCGATCCGCCATTTTGTCTACTCCGACTTGATGGGCCTTGATATCGTCCAGTTTCTTACCCTGGGCCAGAAGTAGGGCTTGAATTACCCTCAGGCTTGTCCTCAAGAGGTCCAACGAGTTTTCGATCTTCGTCTTCCAGTTCATCTAATCTCCACTCCCGGCACGAACATGCCAAAAAACGTATAACCTTTCCGTCGCGGGGGTCGACCCACGGTAATACCCCCATCCCACACGTGGGACACATCGGCACCCACTTCGCATCTTGCTCATTTCCTAGAGGGTATTTGGGCATAGTTGTCCTATTGACGCGGAATCCAATCGGTCCACCATTCGTCCACCGGGCCGTACTCATCCTCCGCATCATCGTAGGGCTTATTTAACAGGGCCCTTAAGTCCTCGTTCGTCAAGTCGGATGCATTGAGCCCGGACAGTACGGGAACCCCCAGAACTTCCGACTCCCCTTGTTTCCATTCCTCCACCAAGTTGACGGGCCTCTCGATGTCGGGCCCTACCGACTGATGTTGCTTCCCGATGGCCGAGTGCATTGCCAGCGTATCGATTGCGTCATCATGGTCGAGCAGCACCATATCCTCCGTGAAGTTCTCGATCTCGTAAAACAGCCGGGCATACCCCGGCTCCCCCCGACGATCGATCGGCAGCTTGACCCGGTAGTGCCGAAATCGCCATTCCATTTGTTTGATCTTGTCCTCTTTCCGCATCCTATTGGGGAACTTCAGGGGGATCACCTTGGGGATAACTTGCCCCTTCCCATATCGGGACGGAAGGTTGTCCCTCACCCGCTCATAGAATTCGGACAACACCGGGTATGCCTCAACCCCAATCAAGGGCACTTGCCACTTCAGGGCCATTTGGTACACCTGGTTAAGAAGTTCCTCCGGCCTGACTCGACCCAGCCAGATGTCTAGGGAATACAATGTGTCCCGGTGTTCGGACGAATTCTCAAACCCCATGGCGTGGACCACGGAGTAGTCAGACGTAGGGGTCGTCGTCCGGGCCGTATCGACCGTGATAAATCGACGCATCCCCTGTAGGATGTCTGACCACGTGCGGTGCTGGGATCGGGGGACCGGGACTTCCTCATTCGTTTCGGTCCTCCGCATCTCCTTTATTGTATGGGTCACGCAGACCGCCCGGCTGTTCAGGGGGTCATTATGGGCGTCGTTGTCCATATCCTCCAACCAGTAGGTGCATAGCTCGGGGTGGATGGACAACACCCTATCCGCCGATGTCCCCGGGTCATTCATGTACTGGGCGTTGTAGACCGCAACCCCCAGCCTCAGCTTTTCTTGCTCCTGCCATTCCTCGTCCATGACCTGCCAATCCAGGTCAATGACGTTCATTAGGGTCCGGTTCCAGAATCCCTTGACCCGGGGATCGTCGGTGGTGTACAACCAATATATGAACATTCTGCGGTTGTACAGGGTTCCAATGATGCGGATAGGAATGGAGAACCCAGGACTTCGGGCCATCGGGTAGACGGCGTTGAAGAAGAATTGCTCGAAGTGCTCCCGGAGGTCCGATGGTGTTTGAACCAGATCATCCGACTTTTCCACGTCGTCCAAGACGACAAGACCCGACGGCCTCACACCGAGTGAAGCACCCGTAATAGGGATGGCCCGACAGGACGACCCATTCGCAAGGTCCATCCGCGATCCCCTATTCCACACCCCGGACCCCCTCTTGGCCCTCATCGGTCCGAAGTCCCGCAGTATCAGTTCGTTACTACCGATCTCCCCCATTAAACGACCCAGCCGGTCCCCACAAAACGCCTGGGTTGCCAAGAACAGGGCACACTCCCAGTACGGAACCGTAATCATTTTTCGCAAGATGTCTTCAAGGTTGACGGTAGTTTTGCATGTGCCTCGGGGTGCTGCGTGAACCAACAGGTCGTGTTTGTGCCAGTCCATCACCCACTGATAATGGGATGGGGGGGACGGACTATACCCTGTTCGATACCATGCGGGCCCCCTGGGGACCAGGTAGGTCTCTCGAAAGTAGTGCCAGCCGACCGCCTCTAGTTCCGGCGTACCAGACAGGGACGTAGCATTAACCCTTGCCAGCCTTTGCCCTTCCTCGCCCAAGTCCCAATAGTCCGGCGGAAGCGGAAAATATGGGTTGCCCCCTTTAGGAA